CACCAGCATGAGGATCGCCTGCTTGATCGAGGCAGGCACGCTTGCATATCCCGCCACGAAGGTGATGCGGATCGTGTTGATCCCGGTCGCAGGCGTGGGCCATTGATCGACAGGCTGCACCCATCCGACAAGCCCCGCCGTGTCCACGGCGTAGTCGCTCGCTGGCATGGTGATATACGAAGTCGGGTTATCCGGGTCGGCGTACTCGACTGCGCTCACGCTAACCAGCGGCGGCAGCGGCAACTCGATGCCGTCGCAATTCAGAGCACTCCAACTGCACGTGCTCCGACACCACGTCGTGCTGGTCGGAAACGAGTCGCGAAAGTATTGCCAAGTCTGCGGCATCAACGCCCGGCCTAGCCAGCCGAACGGACCGTCCATCGCCTGCGTTGCCGCCGCGATCAGCGCGGTGATGAGATCATCATCATCGCTATCGACAACATTCAGTTGTGCCTTGGCCTCATCCAGCGTGACGGGATAGTCCGTCGGCGGCGTGAGGATCGCTAGGCCCATCGGTCGAGAACTCCTTCAAGCGGTTCGCGAGGAAAACAGTTGATTGCACTGTCAGGCGTGCAGTTGATGATCTCTATCTCTGGCGGCAAATCCCGCCGGGCGATCTGCATCGTCTCGCACGCCGAGGGAAAGCCCGCCACGTTGCGATTGCGCAGCGGCGGCGGGTGGTCCCCGAAGAAGTGCCGCAGCCGTCCATGCTCTCTGAAGTCGAAGCCGACCAACGCCAGCTTGTCCGCCCCGAATAGCAGGGTGAGGTTGATCCCTTGGAAGCCGCTGTTAGCTCCGTAGTGTATGCGCTCGGGATCGAGCGAGAAGGTTCTGCCGCGCTGCCCTTTCACGAGGCGCAGCGAATATTTCTCGGCGATTGCTACCGCATCACCGCGCTTCTCATCGGCGGAAGTCCACTTCTCCCCGGCGAACGATGGACAGCCGTCATGGACTTGCCACCACACCGAGTCGCAGGCGTAGAGCGCGACCGCCGAGGGGAACAGCCGATAAGCATCGTTCACCACGACCACGCGCATTGCACGCGTGCGCGACGGCCTCAGTCAGCGAAGGTCCGGACGCGGCTACGACGCAGAAGCCGCCGTCCCATCTCTTCTTGACAGGCTCAACGCCACTTAGAACCGTCTGGACCCATTTGTGTGAGGTCGCGACCCGGCTTACCTTCAAGGCCGCGCTCGCCCTTCGCGCCATCTTTCCCGGCCTTGCCATCACGTCCCTTGCGCGTCGCCATGCGCCAATCTTCTGATGTGCCCGGACGACCCTGCGGGTTGTCCTTCTGTGCGATCCAAAAACCGCCGTCGTGGGTGACACCGTCACCCTTCACGTAGGTCGTGCCGTCGTGATACGGCCCGGCGTCGAGCGGGATCGGCAAGTGAAACTTGTATTCAACTGTTCCGCTCTTGATGGTCAAGCCGCGCTTGCCGTCATAGTCGAATTCGAACTGATCGGTGCTAATCCCGTCGCGGCCATCTTTCCCGGCCAGCCCCGGCGCACCGTCCTTGCCGTCTCTTCCATCCTTCCCGTCCCTGCCGCTGACCACGCCAAGCGACTTGGTCGAGCCGTCAGACCACGTGAAGATTAGTTCTCCCGCCCGGTCGATCATGGCGTTGGTGATGCCAGCGCCCTTCTCCCCCTGATCCCCTTTCGCGCCCGGCGCTCCGGTTTCGCCGCGCGGGCCGGGTTGCCCATCCTTGCCGTCCAGCCCCGGCGTGCCCGGACCGCCCGGGTCGCCCTTTTCGCCTATGGCTCCCTGCGCCCCAACCTCGCCCCGTGGGCCGGGTTGCCCGTCTAGGCCATCCCTGCCAGCCGCGCCGGGCTCTCCCGTCTCCCCGCGCTCCCCTGTGGCCCCAATCTCGCCCTGCGGGCCTATGCCGCCCGGCTCGCCCTTCTCCCCCTGCGGCCCGGCTGGTCCGGGGTCCCCTGCGGCCCCACGTGCGCCTTCAGCGCCCGTAGGACCGCAAGCCCCTTGTTCCCCCATATCGCCCTTCTCGCCGCGCTCGCCCGGTGCGCCATCCTTGCCGTTCAATCCATCCTTGCCGTCCTTCCCGGCTGGACCGTGCAGGTTTGCGATCAGGTCTTTGAACTCGGCGAGTTTTGTCGTCAGCGTCAGGCGAAGCTCGGCCTCGAAGGCGCGCGCCTCTGCCGCGCGGCGCGCGACTACGTTCTCAAAGTCCTTATCCTTCTCGGCGACAACGCGCGCTAGAGCTTCCGCCAAAACGTCAGGCAGCATATCTTCGTGCAAGGCGTCTGATCTTGTCTGCGTGGGCGGCAATGCGCCGTTGTTGCTGCTCGTTTTGCTGCTCTGCATTGTTACCCCCTGATGGTGGCGCGGGCGTCGCGGGCGGCGGGGTTTCGGTATCTCGCCGATCTAGTGCGGCCAAACTGTAATTTTGCTGTTGAAGATAGGGCGAGTCGCCGCCCTTCACGCCGGGATAGCCCAACTTGGCGCGGCTCTCGTTCGGCGCGAGGATGCCCGACAGAGTAGCTTCCTTCAGCGATGAAATCTGTGAAGCCGTATCCATGCGCAGCAGGCCATCGAGATCGAACTCAACGCCGATCGACGGCCCCATCGACAACCCTTCATCGAGCGCGACTTCGGCAGCTTCGATGTAGGTCTGCAGACACTGCGAGTAGTATTCGGTGTTCAACGCCTGCACATTGTTATACGAGGGCAGCGGCCCGACGCCGACCTTGTAAGGCGGCACGTGGAACACGCTGCACACCCACTCGGCGGTCGCTTTCAACTGTTCAAGAAGCTGCGCGTCCTGTGCCGTCACGGCCATCGGGTCGAACTTGAGGCCGTCGCCGAGCACGGCGATCTTCCCTTGATTGGCCCCGCTGAAATTGTTTTCCCATTGGGCTTTCAGATGGGCGACCGACTGTTCGGAAATGCGCCCCGGCGCGGTCAGCACGCCGCCGGGCACGGCGCGATTGGAGAAGAAACGTATCGACTCTTGCTGGATCGTGAGCCCTTGCGACGCCGCCAGCCCGGCAGCATAGAGCGGCGCTATCCCACACAAGGGATGATAGAAGCAATTCATCCGGTCATGGATGATCTCGCTGGCCGGGACGCTGGTGCTGTTGCTGATGTTGCTGAGATTGTCGACGTTGATCTCATAGAACACCGCGCCCTCGGTCGAGACCAGCGACCGCACACGGCAAGGGTCGAGCACATAGAGCCCGGTGACGATGCCGCGCTGATCGCGCTCTTTGAGGACGTAGGTGTTCCCCCACTGAAGTTTGCTGAGTATCCACGACTCCCAAAACTGGATGCGTGTCTGGTAGTGGTTCGGCTTGCGCAGCACAGGATCGAAAGCGGCGCTCTTGTCCTCTTGCCAGACGTCATTCTTGAAGCGGATGAACTTGACCCGCAGTTTGCTAATGTCACTGGCAATCAACGTGATGCAAGCGAACACGGCGTGATACGCCGTGATGTTCTCCTGAGTGCATTCCCTATTGCGCTGCCATGCGCCCGTCCACGGCTCGCGGATGATCGGCCACCAGCCGCCGCCAAACGTGCCGCCGCGATAACCTGAGACTTGCTGAAGGTCTTTGCTCTCGCGGGTGATCTCGAAGCCGAGCAGCTTCATCTATTCCTCGGCTTTCATGTCGCGGCGCGCGTAGCGTCGCCTGCTGCCGCGAGTAGCCTGCATGTTTGCGGTGCTGATCGCACCGACAGGTCCACGACGGCGAGGCTGCTTCTTTTTTACTTCTTTACCATCTTCGGAGTCCGCACCAGCACTTTCGCTTTGCGGTTCCGGCTGCTCGCTGGTAGGTGGCGGCGCTTCCGTTTGCTCTGGCTCTGGCTGCGGTTCCGACTGTGGCTCTTCGATGATCTCGGCATTTTGTTGCTCGGTCAAAATCTGCGCGTGCTTGATCGTCTTGGTATCAAACTCCTCACCCGCCTTAAGTTTCTGTCTGCCGTAGCGGAACGGCTTCTTCGCCCGCATCTTCATATCGTCATCCTCCACATATTCTGCCACTGGCGAGACTTCGTGCGTCAGGATCATTGCGTCAAACGGGACAGCCTCGAATATCTCGCCAATCTTGTAATCGTTCATCCCGTAGTGCAGCCCGGTGATTGCTCGCAGTTTCATTGCGTCCTCCGATATTTCCAATCCCAATAGGCGAAACGGATTTTCTCGCAAGCGATGCACACCAAGATCACTGGAAGGAACGGCCACAACAGCGGAAAGAGAAGGCAGAGCATGACCGCTTTCTCGTTCTCTGACAGTTGACCGCGACGTGGTGTCATCAACTCCTCGCAAATTGATAAAAGAGGGCGGGCAGGTGGCCCGCCCCTAGTTCACTCCAAGGATTACGTCTGGCCCCAACGGACCTGATCGAGAACGGCAACAGCCTCAGTCCGGCGACGCGCCCAATTGATGGTGCGCTCCGCACGGAAGGCGACGCTGTTCGTCTGGAACATGGACACGACAGGCGAACCTGACGCGGTCGGCGTGACCGAAGAACCAGTCGGCGCATCGTCCATCGTGAGCGATGCCTCTTCCGACATATCGACTTCCATCCCACCTTCGTCGGCCAGATAAATATCCGACGCATTCACCAGCAACACAACGCGGCCCTCGCCGGGAGAATCCTGCGAGTAGCCCATCTGCTCGGTAGCGATGACGGGCATTCCGAAGAAGTTGCCGCCTCGCATATCGACGCCGGGGAACACGGGAACACTCAACGATGAGACCATCAGGCCGAGCCGCATGGCGGTCGAACCGTGCATGATCCACACCCCACTCGATGGCTTGTTGTTCTGCGCCAGCCAAAGATCGACGAGTGCAGCAATATCGGTCCGCACGTTGTCGGCAGTGGTGCCACTAGAGACGACCGTGTTTGCACCATTGCTGATCGAGGCAGGCTTGATGTTCGCCGTTCCGGAATTATCCGGATCGAGGAAGTCGGCGTCCATTTGCT